CCACGACGGCGTGGCTGTATAGGTCAGGTACCCCATAGCCCAGTCATAGACAGAAGCTGTTTCCTGAGGTGATGTGAACTGTAACGCTGCGTTATTAGTTGCGTCGCCAATGTCAACTATGACTCGATAGTTGTCGAACGTGGACGAAAACGCATCAGTCACCGTGACCGACGACACGGCCGTGCCGATCGTCTGTTGCTTGACCGGTATCAGCCCGGCGTACGCGTTGAGGTCGGCAGCGGTCAGCACCTCGCCCGAGGACCACGGATACGTCATGTCATCACCCTAGCCTGTTCTGGTTGAGCACCCCGAGAGTGCTGCTGTCAAGTACGAAAGACTGATAGTCAGCTGCCGGGATCATCGAAACTGTGATTGTTGTGTTGCTTGGCGTTGCGCTGATCCTACGGCGGGTCGTGATCTGGTCTGTCGTGATGTACACGCCACCTGTAGCCGTAAACGACGTGCTGGCCACCTGGTAGAGGCTGTCGCCAAAATCGAACAGTGCAGCAACCTGAGCTGGTACTGCGGTCTGATCTGAGTCGATCGCTGCGAGTGTCGTGGTGACCTCGAGCGGCGTGGATCTGGCGATTGCTTGCCGGTTCGTCCAGAAACCTGACACCTGGAGTGCTTCGCTGTCGCTCGTGTTGGCGGTGCCGTTGTAAGTGCGGGTGCGGCCCCCATAGGTCGCTGTCGTCGTGTTGTTGGTGACGGTCTGCTCTGTGGAGCCACTCAGGCCCGACGTGGTGCTGGTCTGTGACGTGATGAGCTCGGTGTTGTAGCCGATGGTTATGTCAACGATCGGTATGCCATTGCCTGACAGGTCAGGACCGAACTGCATTGCTGTCACGCTGAACGTGCGGGTCAGGGTCCGATCGAGCGTGTACAGGTTGTACTGAATCTGAGCTGGCGACACAGTAAAAATGATCTCGCCTGGCCACGTCACGAACGGGCCCGAGGTCAGCACGGTGTTGGCCAGCAGGTCGTGAGCGGTCGTGCTGTTTGTCGCTGGCATTTTCAGCTGCGTGCTGACCGGCCCCATTGGGATCGCTTGGAAACTTTCAGCGGGCGAAGTAGCGCCGAAGGTCGGCAAGTCGAGACCCAGGCCGAACGTCGTGGGGCTGAACGATCCGTTCATGACGTATTCGAGCGTGTCATCGAAGTCGTATGCCGTGCTGGCTTGCACTGTGTTGGCCGGTACGCCTGATGACACTGCAACCCAGTCGGTGCACGTCAGTGTCACGGTCGAGTTGTAGACGTTGCCCGACATGGCGACGTTGCGAATCACACCATCGAACACGGTCACGTCGATCGGTGACGGCGTGTCGTCGATCTCGGCCTCGATGGTCAAGCAGTACCCGAACAGGTTGTCGTTGCTGTAAGTGCCCTGGCCGCCGACCTCGTAAGGCGTGAATGCGCCGGTCTGGTTGTTGAGGGTGATGGCGCAGCGTGCGGAACCCAGCTGACCTAGCCCGGCGACGGATTCCGTGGTAAAGCTGACCACATACTGCGTGATGTCGTGTTCTTCGTCCCACGCTCGCAGCTTGACCGTGTAGCCGTTGAGGTAACTCACTACACGCGCCTGTTCGCAGTAGTCACGATCGGCACAGCGCCACTTTGCCTGACGTACTCCTCAAGGGCGCTCACGGTGGCGTTGGGATCTGCGCCTTGCACGTTGATGGTGACGTTGTTGACCACGCCCGACGGGGACGATGATGCCCCGCCGAGGAATCGCAGCTCGTCGTTGGCCGTGGCCCGGTAGGTGTCGCTGGCTGAGATGAGAGCACTAAGGCGCTCTGCGCCTTCGATGTCACCGATCTGCACCCGATAAAGCAGGGTCTTTTCGAGCTCGGCTGGGATGTAGCCGAGCGTGTCGGACAGCTGCTGCACGGCGCGCAGAGCGTCGCGCATCGTGGCCTCAAACTGGTCGCTGCCCGGCTCGAGGCCTTGCAGCTCGTCCTGCACTGCGCTGAGCGACTCACTAAAGCGGGCGAACGCATCCTCGCGGTCTAATTCGTTATAGAAACCTTTGAGCTCCCAAGAGGCCGTGTTGAGGGCCACCCTCGTCGAATTGAGAGCGGGCAGCAGGGCGCTGGTCATCATGTCAGCGCTCAGCCCGGTCTGGCGTCGCAGCTCTGCCATTTCGTATTCGGCGTTGATGGCGACGGCGGTCACGTTGTCGATGCCGGTAGCCACCTCGTCGGTGGCTTCTTTCATCTCGAGGAAGTCGGCGCTGATTTCGGGGATGTCATCGACCAGCGGCAGTTTGTTCCATGCTCGGATGAGCACGTTGATGCCGTCGATGATTGCTCCCAGCGTGTATTTGGCGACTGACCACAGCGTGTTGAACAGGCGTGTTAGCCCGTCGATGGCTTTGCCGAAGATGTCGAACTTGAGCTGCAAGGCCACTACGGCGGCGATGATGGCGATGATGATCCCGACGCCCGTGGCGACCCACAGCACGCTAAACGACGTGGCCAGCACAGCGTTCACTGCGGCCGTGATGCCGCTGAGAACTGTCCATGCCTTCATGGCGAGATTGGCGGCGATAATGGCGGTGGCGAACGTGCCGACGGCCACACCGATGCCGATGATCAGGTCTGTGTTGTCACCGATAAACACGGCGAGGCTCTCAAGGGTTGGCAGCAGCTTCTCGATGATGGGCAGCAGGGCGTAGCCGATGGTCTCCTGCACCTGCTGCATCTGCACCTGCATCCGAGCAAACCGGCCTGCTGCGGTTTCTGCATCCTTGGCGACGGCCCCGCCGAAGGTGGCCGCCAGGCTGCCCATGATGTCGTCAAACGATGCACCGTTTTCGATGCTCTGCACCAGCCCGTAGTCGAGCTCCTCGAGCGGCGTGAGGACACCGGTAAAACCTTCGGCCATGCGCTCGGCAACGTCGAACACGTCACGCCCTGTGCCAACGGACACGTCCATTGCGAGGCTGAGCAGCTGCTGCGCTTTGGCCAGGTCGCCGGTATGCCTCACAAGGATCGCCAGAGCTGGGCGCAGCTCCGTAGCGGAAATGGCACTGAGCAGCTCCTGCTGCATGATGTATTCGTTGGTGGCGGCGATCTGCGCTTCGGTGGCTGTCGTTGACGCGTTGATCTGTCGTGCCAGCTGTGCCTGTTCTCTGGCATCCTCAGCGGCGGCCTTGGCGGACAGGACTGCACCAGCGGCGAGCGCACCGACGGCGGCGACGGCGGGCAGGAACGCCTTTTCGAGCGCCATGCCGACCTTCTGGCCGGTCGTCTCTAGATTCTGAAACTCCTTTACAGCCTTCTCGACGCCGGTCGGGACGAACTGGGAGACGATGGGAACGTTGATGGCCATTAGCGGATCATCTCCTCGATCTGGCGCGACATGTCGTTGATGGCGGCCTCAACGGCGCGCGTGACCTCGGGCATGGTGCGTTCTGCTGCGGGCCACATGGCTCGGGATGCTACGCCAAAGGATCGCAGCTGGTCTATAAACGCGCGGCCCTGGGGCGTCTTGCCGTTCGATCGGCGACCTGCCATGTCAACGATGGCGCCAGCAGCGTCGGTCTGGCGGAGCGTGAGTAGCGGGATGTTGTTCGAGTCCGACCCGCGCACCTTTGACCCTCTGTAGGCGACGCGCACGCCACGGTTTACCTTCTTCGGGTCGTACGGGCCGATTACGCGGCCGGTGGGCGTCGTCCAGTTGCCCCAGTTCGACAGCGGCGACTGCTGCGGGAACAGACCGCGCGCCTCGCGGGCCATCGGCTCACCGGCGGCCTTCATGTTCTTGACTGTGGCCTTGCGCAGCTCGGGGTTGACCTTGGCCAGCGCTTTCAGCACCTCTGCTACGCCTTCCACCTGGAGGCTTGCGCTGATGCTGCTATCTGCCACGGTTACGCTCCTCGAACACGGCCCCGACGGTCGCCAGGTCTTGCGTGTCGAACTCGATGTGTGGAGGCCACCATCCGGTGGCGACTAGCAGTTCTGCTAGTTGCCGTCGGACGGTGCCTCGTTGGTAGGGCGGGTCTGTTCGGTCTCCAAGGCTTCGATGCGTCGGATCTTCTTTACGAAGTCATCGAACACGGCGGGCACGGTGATCTTGTGCCCCTTGGCGGCCTCGTAAGCCAAGAACGCCAGATCCTCCATGCCGATGCCCTTGGCGAGGTCGGCGGCTTTGCTCTTGAACTTGCGTTCCCATGCGACGATGACGGAGAGGTCGGTTTCGACCTCCCACGCTTCGCCGTCCTTGGGGATGACCTTCAGTCTCAGTTCCATGTGTCGGGGCTTTCTGGTAGTTGGGATCAGGCGACGGCGCGAGTTAGGGCGCCACCACGGAACGTCACGTCGACGGTCTGCAGCGTGCCCAGGCTGGCGTTGATGGGCGTAAATCCGGAGAGGTAGCAACCGGTCAGCGTGTAGACGGGGTTCGATGCGCCGGGGGTGAGGCTGGTCGCTCCGACCTCGACGGTCGTCGTGGTGCCGGTCAAGCCCTCAAGGGTGGCCTCCACCTCGCCTGCTCCGTAGGACAGCATCAGGGTGAAGGTGATCTCATGGTTGCCGAGGCCTGCGGTGTACTTGCGCGAGGTGTCACCGAACGTCGTGGCCTCGAGCTCGTCGAACTGGTAGGTGACCGTGGCGCTGGTGCACTGGTCGGTCAGGTCGACGTTGTTGATCTCGAGGGCGGGATTCGCGAGGACGGTTGTAGTGGCCATTGGG